ACCCAATTGCTAGACTTAGATCAAGAGAATTAGACCTTAAAGCGATGGAGGATCATAGAAAAGGTCAAGAGAGCCAAGATCGTCTTAACTTAGATCGTATGAAAGCGATGATGAATCAAAGTACGCAACAAGAAAAGATAGAACAGAACGAAGAATTGGCTGAATTGAGAGCAGAAACGTCTTTAGAGAAACAAGAAATGGCAAATCAGGCTCGAAAAGAACTTGCTCGGATGAAACCGAGAAGTAAATAAAAAAACAAAGGAGGCATAATGACAAGAGGAGTAGGATACGCACCAACAGCAGGAAAAGCAAAAACGATTGCTACACCGGATGTAAATAGAAACAATAAATCGGTTCCAAAAAGTGGTGACATAAAAGATAAACAGCCCATGAAAAAACTGTTTGCTCGTCAACAAAAACCAGTAACCTGGACATAAGATGGCTTGGTTTGGATTAGCAAAAATAGCACTTCAAGCGGGAGGCAAGATATATGCCAACCGTCAGAAGACAAAAATGGCAATGTCTGATGCACAATTGATGCATGCAGAACGTATGGCTCGAGGTGAAGAATCTTACCAGGGCAAACTTTTAGAATCGCGAGATAACGACTGGAAGGACGAGATAGTTTTGGCGATATTAACGTTGCCCATCATAGTGCTCGCATGGGCAGTATGGACAGACGATCCGCAGGCAATGGTCAAGATAAACATCTTCTTTGAGCATTTCTCGAACCTGCCAAAATGGTTTACAAATTTGTGGATTTTGGTCGTAGCGAGTGTATTTGGCATAAAGGGTACTCAAGTATTCCGTAATGGAGGCAAGAAAAAATAGTGACTAGTAAATGGACTGAAATTTAGAGAACTCGGAAAAAAGGGAGGAAAAACTAAAGATTTTAAAGATTTATATTTTAAAATGAAATCTAGAGCCGTTCCTATTGATCTTGGAGAATTATCAATACACGATATGATGATGAGTGGAGCTACACAAAGCGAACTTAAAAAAGGTGGGCTTGTAAGAAAAGGCAAACCTAGATTAACTAAGAAAGGATGGAAATAATGGACCCTTTAGTTATCGTTGCTAAATTACAAAAACTTTTAAGAGACAATCTTCAACGTGTTGGTGACACTATGATTAGTGGAGGTGTTGACAATATGGAAAAATATCAATATATGTTAGGACAAGCACGTACATACCAGTACATGCTACAGGAAATCTCTAACCTGCTTAAAGAGAAGGAGCAAAAAGATGAACAAGGAAACATTATCAACATCACCGGAAAGCCCAAAACATAAGCTTGCCTTAGAGGAAAAATACAAAGAAGAAACGGAAAAGTTACCAAAACCAACAGGTTGGCGTATTTTAGTTCTACCTTTTAAAATGAAGGAAAAGACAAAAGGTGGGGTTATTATGGCTAATACAAGTTTGGAAAGACAGCAACTTGCCGCACAATGCGCAAATGTATTGGCTGTAGGTCCTGATGCTTATAAGGATAAAGACAGATATCCACAAGGTCCGTGGTGCAAAGTGGGAGATTGGATAATCTTTGCACGTTATGCAGGATCAAGGATAAAAATAGAAGGTGGGGAAGTTCGTCTATTAAATGACGATGAAATTTTAGCAACCATCAAGAATCCAGAGGATCTCTTGCATGAATTTTAACCATAGGAGGAACTATGCCAGATGAAGTAAAAAAATCTGAAACAAAAGAAGAAAAGAAGGAAAATATGGTGGACATCGATACTTCAGGACCAGGAGCCGAAGTTGATCTACCAGAAGAGAAGACTAAAGAAGAAAAACCAGAAATAGAGGTACAAGATGAAAAAACTACTGAAGACAGTCCTAAGTCCGATGACGCAGTTGAGAAATCTGACGAGCAGTTGGATGTTCGAGATAGCAAGGACGATAAAGAACCAGTACAAGAGAAAAAGGAAGAAGTAAAAAAAGAAAAAGAACTTGAAGAGTATAGTGAAGGCGTTAAAAGACGTATTGCTAAACTTACGAAAAAAATGCGTGAAGCGGAAAGACAAAGAGAAGCCGCTTTAACGTACGCTAAAAAAGTTCAGGAAGAACAGACTTTTTTAAAAGATCGATTGACTAAATTAGACACGGGATTTGTGTCTGAAATGGAGGGTCGAATCAACTCTAGCTTAGATGCAGCACAAACGAAACTTCGTACTGCGAGAGAAGCTGGGGACATTGAAGCTGAAGTTAAGGCTCAAAAAGATATTGCACGTTTGGGTTATGAAGAAGCACGATTAGCTGAAATCAAATCTAGACAGGTAGTAAAAGGTAAGGAAGAGAGCAGGGAAGTTAAACAACAAACAATTACTCAACAAGAGCAACCATTACCAGCACCCGATCCAAAAGCAGAAGAATGGGCAAGTAAAAACACTTGGTTTGGCACAGATAATGCCATGACCTATACGGCTTTTGATCTACATAAGAAACTGGTAGAGGAAGAAGGGTATGATCCAAAAAGTGAGGAATATTATTCTGAAATTAATAAGAGAATAAGAGTTGCATTCCCGCAGAAATTTGGTAATACTAGTACACAAGAAACGATTAAACCTGTGCAGAACGTAGCTTCGGCTAAAAGAAGCAACAGGGGATCTAGTCGCAAAACTGTGAAACTCACATCATCACAAGTAGCAATTGCTAAAAAATTAGGTGTGCCACTTGAAGAGTATGCGAAACATTTAAACGTGAAGGAATAAGCATATGAAAAAAGAAGATAAAAAAACTCCACACGCGTCCATCACTAGAGAAAAAACTTCTAGAAAAAAAGAATGGACTCAACCCTCATCTCTAGATGCACCCCCTGCACCCGATGGGTACAGACATAAGTGGATAAGAGCAGAAACTATGGGCTTTGACGATACAAAGAACATGGCTGCTAAAATTAGATCAGGATACGAGCTCGTAAGAGCTGATGAATATCCAGGATTTGAATATCCAACTATGACCGAAGGAAAATACAAGGGGATCATTGGAGTTGGCGGCCTGTTGCTGGCAAGGATACCAGAAGAGATCGCAAAATCTCGTGCTGAATATTTCAATAGAATGACTCAGGACGCAGACGACGCAGTACAAAACGATCTTTTGAAGGAACAGCACCCAAGTATGCCGATCGATAGTGATCGACAGACTCGTGTAACCTTCGGTGGCGATAAGAAGAACTAATTTATTAGCGATTCCTAATCCAACGAAATTAAAGTAAATCGTAGACCACGGATAGTGGTTTACAAAGGAGAAAAAACTATGGCAAATCAAGACGCAGCTTTTGGTTTCAGACCTACAAGATCACTTGTTGGTGGACAAATCAGAACTGAAGAATATGCAATTGCAGCTAACTATGGTACAGCACTTTACACTGGACAAGTAGTTGAGGCCGTTGCAGCTGGTGGGATTGAAGCAGCCGCAGCTGAGGACACACAAGTAGCAGGTGTTTTTGGAGGCGTGTTTTACACAGATCCAACAACTAGCAAACCAACTTGGAGCGCTTATTATCCAGCAAGCACAAATGCTTCTGATCTTAAAGCCTCCGTATATGCAGATCCAAATATCGTATATGAAGCACAACACGATGGTACAGGAACAGCAGCGATGAATAATTCAGCGATGGATTTCGTAGGAGTAGCAGGGTCTACAGTTACGGGTCAATCAACTTCTGAATTAGACACGTCTGATTCTGGAACTGGTGGTAACTTCAAGCAAATCGGAATCTCAACAGATCCTGAGAACAGCGATACGAGTACAGCTAATGTCAACGCTTATTGCGTTTTCAATACTGGTCTTCATATCTTTAAACTAACAACAGGCGTATAATAGGAGCATAAAACATGGCAATATCACGATCACAACTAGTCAAAGAACTAGAACCAGGTTTGAATGCACTATTCGGCTTGGAGTACAAAAACTATGCAAACGAACATGCAGAAATTTTCGATACAGAAAATTCAGACAGAGCTTTTGAAGAAGAAGTTATGTTATCTGGATTCGGAAATGCTGCTGTAAAACCTGAAGGTCAAAGTGTTAACTACGACGCAGCACAAGAAACTTTCACGGCTCGTTACACGCATGAAACACTTGCTTTAGCATTTTCAATCACTGAAGAAGCGATTGAAGACAACTTGTATGACAGACTCGCGTCTCGTTATACAAAAGCCCTAGCTAGATCTATGGCTAACGCTAAACAAGTAA